GCAGCCGGCAGTGGCGGCGATCGCGCAGAGCATCGAAACCAGCCTGCTGAACCTGTACGCGGGGTTCACGACCAACACGCCGGTTGGGACACCGGGCACTGCGCTGACGGAAGCCACGGTGGACGCGGCGGAAACGGCGCTGTTCCTGGCCAAGGTGCCGCCCAGCGAGCAGAAGTACATCGTAGTGGACTCGGCGGCCTACTCGGCCTGGCGGCAGATTCCGCTGTTCGAGGAATTCCAGACGGCGGGCGCGGCCGGGCTGGCGGCATTGATTGACGGGACGATCGGCAAGTACAAAGACTTCTACATCTTCCGTTCGCAGTTCGTGCCGAAGACGGGGAGCACACCGGTGAACACGCACAACCTGGCGTTCTCGCGGGATGCGATTGGCCTGGTGGTTCGCCGGCTGCCGCAACCTCTTCCGGGGACGGGAGCGATTGCGGAGTACGCCGAGCTGGGCAACTTTGGCATGCGCGTGATCATGAGTTACCAGCCGAACACCTTGGCGCAGCAGTTCACAGTGGACGTGCTGTACGGATGCGGCGTGCTGCGCAACGCATGCGGCGTGCAGGTGAACACCTAACGAAGCGGAGCCGCGAAGCGGGCCGGCGGCCGAAGTAACAGAGCGGCCGGCCCGCAATGAGATGCGAGGAGAGCGGGATGGATCTGAGACTGTACTACCAGAAGATACGGGACACGGAAGCGAAGATCGCCGACGCATTTCCGGTGGTGGAGAGCTGCGAAACGCCGGACGGCGGGACCTCGGGCAGACTGACCGAAGTGACGCCAGCTTTGGCCGCGAAGCTGATTGTGGAAGGGGCGGCGCGGCTGGCGACGGAAGCGGACGCGGCGGCGTTTCACGAGGAGCGCGCCAAAGCCAAGCAAGCGGCGGACGAGGCCCTGGCGGCGGCCAAGGTGCAAATGACGTTCCTGCCAATGGCGGAATGGAACAGAATCCAGGACGCGGGGAAGCGCGCCAAGAACCAGGCATAAAGGCATGGCATTATTCACAGACGGACCTCCTTCCAGCATCGAAAGCCTGGCGGGGCTGGACTCGCAGTTACTCAGTGTGGCTAGCACCGAGGGGATCGATGTGAGGCGCAAGCTGGAACTGGCCCACGAAGAAATCGGTCTGGACCTGGATGCGTTGCTGAAGAGGCTGCGTTCGGCGGATCGCCTGATGTGGGCGGCGGTGAAGCCGAGCCTGGAAAACGTGATCGTGACTACGGCACTCAAGCTGTGGTTCGCCTATCGAACGCTGGAGCTGGTATATAGCGACGCGTACAACAGCCAACTGAACGACCGGTACATGGGCAAGCGCGACCAGTTTCACCAGATGGCTGTCTCGCATCGCGAGCGGCTGATGGAGGCTGGAGCCGGGATGGCGTCGATACCGGTGCCGCGGGCGATGACGCCGGTGCTGGCGGCGGCGCCTGGGAGTTTGCCGGACAACATTTATTATGTGACCGCAGCGTGGGTGAACCGGGTGAGCGAAGAAGGGGCGAGCGCGATTCCGGCGGCGATTACGACAGCGTCCAGCTCGTTTTCGGCGCAAATCGGGCCGGCGCCGGCGAATGCCACCGGTTGGAACGTGTACGTTGGCATGGATCCGGACAGCACAGCGCTGCAGAACAGCTCGCCGCTCGAGATCGGGGCGGCCTGGGTGCAGCCGGTGTGGATCACCGCGACGGGACGCAAGCCGGGATGCGGACAAGCTCCAAGCTATGTGCAGGCGCTGACGCGGATCTTACAGAGGGGCTGATGCCGACAACGATAGGAAACACTGTGACGGCCAAGACCATACAGTTGCTGACGGGGCCCAGCGGCGTGAATCTCAACCTGGAGGCCCTGGCGCTGAGCGGCGAGACAGCGGTGGCGCCACTGGGGACGGCGCAAATACTCGCCGAAAACGTGGCGCTCGAATTGGTGGAGCGGGCGACCGCCGTGCACTACCCGGCGGTGAACGTCTACTGCGAGAAAATCGCGAACCAACTGGTGGAGAAGTTCCGGACGTTTTCGGGGATCTCCCAGATGGCGATTGAAGTGCGGCACTCACAGGACCGGTTAGAAGGGTTGCAAGACACGGTTGAGCTATACGCAAGCGCCGTGATGCAGACGCTAGATGCCAACCGGGGAGACTGGGGTGGCGGGATGTACTATGCGGGCGGGTATCAGGTTACGTTCGGAGCCGTCAAGAGCGGGGGAATCAACTTCGTGCAGACGGCCAAGGTGACATTCGAGATTGGAGTGAGCATTAACTAAGATGGCTTCTTACATTTCCTCAAACGCAAACCGCTTCTACGCGGCGCTGGAAAGCGCGTACGGCAGCGTGGCGGCGATCGCGGCAAGCAACCGGATACCGGCGCTCAAGCTGACCGTGCAGCAGCAGCTCGAGGTCACCAACCGGAAAGACAAGACGGGAAGCCGGACGTTTCCCGGCCTGCCGGCGGGCGGGCGGCGCCGCACGAACTTCGAATTGCAGACGTACATGACGAGTTGGCAGTCCGCAGCGGGCGGTCCGGCGTACGGGCCGTTGTTTCAGGCGGCATTGGGCGCGGCGCCACTGGTTTTCAATGGCGGGATGGTGGCATCGTGCTCGAACACGACGCTGGCTTTCGCGGCGCCTCACGGACTGAACGTAAGCCAGGCAGTCTCAAGCGGCGGCGAGATACGGTTTGTGACGGTGATTGTGGACGCCAACACGGTCGAGATCAACGCGCCGTTCACCGCGGCGCCGGCGAGCGGGACTACGATCGGCGCGGCTGTGACCTACCAACCGGCGACGGAGTTGCCGAGCGCCAGCGTGTTCGATTACTGGGATCCGGCGAGCGCGGTGCAAAGAATCCTGAGCGGCGCCGCGGTGGATCAGATGGAGATCCAAATCGACGGCGATTTTCACGAGTTCCATTTCAGCGGCATGGCGCAGGATGTGCTGGACAGCGCAAGCTTCACGGCGGGTCAGGGCAATTTGACGAGCTACCCGGCGGAGCCGGGGATCGGCGCATTCGACTATTCAATCGTGCCTGGTAACCTGGGCGAGGCGTGGTTGGGAACCACACCAGCGCAATTCTTCACGGTGACAGAAGCGGCGGTTGTGCTGAAGAACGGGTTGGATACGCGGTCGCGGGAATTTGGTTTCAACCTTCCGCAGGCGATCTCGCCGGGACAAAGAACTGTGCAGGCGTCGATCGGACTTTACAGCCAGACCGACAGCGCAACACCAGCGTTGTACCAGGCGGCGCGGCAGCAGACGCCGATCAGCGTGATGTTCCAACTCGGCCAGATGCAGGGCCAGGTGATGGGCGTGTACCTGCAGAGCGTAATCCCCGAGGTTCCGCAATTTGACGACAGCGCGAACCGATTGCAATGGGTGTTCAAGCCATCGCGGGCGCAGGGCACGGTGGACAACGAAATCGCGGTCGCGTTTGGATAGGCATGACATACGAGAGCGTGAAGGAAGTGGAGTCGAAGATAGCGCCTGGGGTCAGGTTCCGCATCGCGCGAATGTCTTTTGCGCGGCGCGTGGACCTGATGCGGCAGGTTCGGGAACTGGCGCGGCGCATGGAGTTTCTGGAGGCGGGCCGGGAGCCGGGCGAAAAAATGGACTCGACGCTGATTCAGGTCGAGGTCAACCGGCTGTACCTGATGTGGGGCCTGATAGAGGTTGCCGGCCTGGAAGTGGATGGGGCAGCGGCGACTCCAGCGTCGTTGGCGGAAAGCGGGCCCGAAGACCTGTTTCGGGAAGCGCTGGCAGCCGTTAAAGCCGAGACGGGCCTGAGCGGGGCAGAGCGAAAAAACTGATTGTCGCCTTCCATTTTCAATTCTCCAACCAGGCCGGGTGGAGGTGCGACGTTTGCCGGAAGTCCGGCCTGGAGGCGAAGCGCAGGTGCGGCTGGCTGCTGGCGGTGGCTGACGGGGCCGGGCCACCGGTGTGGGCGCGCAGAGGTGTGAGACTGGGGACGTGTCCCAGGTCGCTGATTACCGCCGAGAGCCAAACGACGGTGGAAGAATTCTTCATTCGAAGGCGGTTGGGCCTGATGAACGAAGAACAGCTCACGGCGCGACAGGTAGAAGCGTTCGCCATTCTGGAAAAGGAACTCGCAGCGGAAATCAAGTATGAGCAGCACAACGCAAGAGCAGCTTCTTAGATTCTTTAGGGAGGCCGGCGGAACGGACGTTTCGGAGACGCCGGCCGCGAACCAGGTCGCCGAATCGAGCAACGGCCCGCTGGCGGAAGCCGCTGCGGGCGCGGTACTCGGGCCGGCGAGCGACGCTGCAGACGGCCAGGGTTACGCAGCGACTCCGGTGGGCACGAGCAGCGAGGGCGGCGCTGAGAGCGCGCAAAGCACAGGCGGGACTGGGAGCACGATCGAATCGGCGCTGACGACATTCCTGGAAGGCGGGCTTGGGATTGTTCCGCTGGTGAGCGGCCTGATTGGATTGTTCGACGGAGGTAGCTCGGCTCCTCCTCAGCTCGAGAAATACCAGAAGCCCTCTTCCATCGATTTTGTGAGCGCGGACACGCCGAACGGACTGGCTGCGGCGGACTACGACCAGTTGGGCATGCCGCGGCTGGCCGATACGGCGGTACCGACCTCGACCGCGGGGAGTTCCTCGGCGGCCAGCGGCTCTTCAACCGGAGGGACTGCAAGCAGCGCCGGGCCGAGCGCAACCGTCACGCCGCAAATGACGCTGAACATTCAGGCGATGGATGCGCAATCGATTCTGGACCGCAGCAGCGACATCGCGCAGGCAGTACGCAGCGCGATGTTGAACATGAGCTCAATCAACGATGTAATTAGCGATCTGTGACATGGCATCATTCCCAACCCTTAAAACCAGCGCCGTCGCGCAGTATCCGGCGACCAAGGTGGTGGCGTTCCAGAACCAGGTGGTGCGGTTCGTCGATGGCACCGAGCAGCGATATCGGGATAGCGCCGGACCGCTACACCACTGGCTGATCCGCCTGAACGAGCTCGACGAGACGGAAATGGCCACGCTGGAGCAATTCCTGGAATCGAACCAGGGTAGCTTCGGCAGCTTTTCCTTCACGGACCCATGGGACAACCAGACTTACAATAATTGCAGCTTCGCCTCCGACGCCATGGACCTGACTTCGGTGGAAGAGATGCGCGGTAAAGCCTCCGTGACGGTGAAAGAAAACCGGGCGTAACCATGAGTGTCTATCCGCAGTTAGTATCCGGGGTGACGAGTCAGTTTCCAATTGTGAAGCAACGGAGACCGCGGACCGTTGTGAATGCGGCGGCAGACGGAAGCTCGATCAAGCTAGCGGACCCGGCAGGTGAGACCGTTGGGTGGCAACTGCAATACGCCAACCTCAGCGACACGGAGTTGGCTGCACTGCAGCAGTTCTTCACTGAAATGGAAGGATCGCTGAACAGCTTTACGTTCCTCGACCCAGCGGCGAACCTGCTCGCGTGGAGCGAGGATCTGACGAACGTGGTGTGGCAGGCGGCGCCATTTCTAACTCTATCGGGCGGTGTGGCGGACCCGCTAGGCGGCAGCAATGCGTGGCAATTGGCAAACTCCGGCGAGGGGCCACAGGCGCTGACGCAGACGCTGAACGCGCCGGCCAGCTACACGTACTGCTTCAGCGTATACGCGTTCAGCAGCCAGCCGGTGACGATCCAGTTGCAGCTTGGGAGAAACTCGGCGCAGGCCGCGCTGAATTCCCGGTGGGGCCGCGTTCAGATTGCCGGCACGGGCGACGCTACGGCAAGCTCGGTCGAATTCGGGATCGAACTGCCGGCGGGCGCTACCGTGACCGTGTTCGGACCGCAGGTGGAAGCGCAGCCGTCGCCGTCCGCCTACAAGACCGGAACGACGGGCGGGGTTTATGCGAACGCGCGATTCCGCGATGACGCGCTCACACTTACATCCACCGACGTGAACCACCACTCCGCAACGGTGAACATATTCTATGCAAACAGTCTCTGAGTTGAAGGTGGGTGCGATCACCGACACACCGCTGGTGATATTCGACTGTGCACTGCCGAACGGAAACACCGAACACTGGTGCACTCACGGCATCACAATTGGGACGACGGCTTATGCCGCCCGCGTGTTGCAGCATAGTGCGTTCGATATTCAAACCGCCTCGGACCAGGGCGTCGACGGAAGCCCGACGATTACCCTGCTGCTGGCCAACGCGGACTCATACTTTTCGGAGATCGAACGGAGCACGGGGTTCCGGGGCGCGACGATCACGGCCAGCTTCGTGTTTTACGATTTACGCAACAATGCACCGCTGACGGACGCCGTAGTTGTATTCCAGGGGATCTGTAACCCTCCGAACCAGATCAAAGAAGCGACGCTTCGCGTGACGGCAACAAATCGGATGAGTTTGCAGCGGGTGTATCTGCCCGAAATACGGATTCAGCGTTTGTGCCCCTGGACGTTCCCGTCAACGCCCGCTCAACAACAGGAAGCCATTGACGGGGGTGCAGAGGGCAGCTATTCCCTTTACTACCCGTGCGGTTACTCGGCCGGTCTTCCGGGAGGCCGCGGGAACCTGAATAACGGCGCTCCATTTACATCGTGCGGGTACGCCTCGACAGACTGCCAAGCTCGCGGAATGTTCACGCGGTTTGGCGGAATTGAGTACGTTCCGCCCGTAATCACGGTGCGAGGCTACGGCAAGGACTGGACCAGTTCCGCCGTGGCGGTGAACCAGGCGCGTTACAACGACTATGTACCGATGGTGTACGGAACGGCCTGGTACTATCCGCCGGTCGTATTCGCACGCAACGACGGAAACCTGACTCGAATGGAGGTGCTGTTAGGAGTCGGGGTGATGCAAGGCGTTTTGACCGTGCTGGTGAACGGTTACCAG